ATTTCGTGATGCACGGTGTGGCCGGAAACAGTGCCTTTGCCATCCCGATGAACTTCGATTCGCATTTCGCGAATGTTGTGCTTTGCCATGTGTTTTTTCTCCATTTCGCGGCCCTTAGCCGTTTCTTTGTTGCCGTGCATCGCGCCAATCTTATTCATCGTTCCGTAGATCGCATGCGGATTGTTGCCGTACTCGCGGCGCAATTGTTCTTCGAGAAATTTAGGCATTTTTTACCTCATACCAATCACTGCAATACTCGTCAGCAGGAGCTGGGATCTTGTTGGATCCATGCCACTGTTGAAAGTGTGTGTTGCGACAGCGATTTCCTTCCGATTCGTGATACTCACATGATGCGCAACTGGAGCCGCCTTTGGGTACGCGCATGCCAGGTTTGTGGTTTGGCGGGAATGTCGCTTTGTGTGTGTTGAGCTTGACACCGATGCGGAATGGAGCCGCGTTCATGTGATTTTGCCGGGGCCGCTTCCCTGAAAGCAGCCCCAGCCCAGCGCCATGATTGGTCTACAGTTTGTAGTGTGTGCGCTGAAAGTTATGTTGCAACTTTGCCGATGTTCCCGGCATTCGTCGACGCGACGCCAGTTACCCAAGTCAATGCTTTGGTTGTCGCATCGCCGATGGCGGTGACGCCATAAGCCCCAGATGTGATGTCCAGAATGATTTTGCCATTCATCCCATTGGCTACCGAATTAAATAGTTGCGCGATGGCTGTGCCGAGGCCGGAAATAAACATGCAGCCCTTGAACAGCACAAAGCGGTCTGCAGCCGTCGCTGCGGCAAGCATCAGGGCGTACTGCAGGCCATCGCTTGACCAGAAGGGGAATGTGCAGTTTTCGAAGATCGTTCGTGCGGCACCGCTGGCAATTTCCACTGAGCCATTTGCGCCTGTGCGCTGCACGGTATCGAGGCCGATGTTGCAGTGTGAAAACAGGTTCTCGCCGCCTGTGATTTTCAGGTTGCGGGAGCCTGTATCGGTTGCAGAAGTCGAATCGCCCATGCCTTCGAAATCGCAGTTGACGAACGCATTCCGCTGACCGCTGACTGTCATGCAGATAGCCGCAGCGATGCCCGTCTGGCCGGCACCAGCACCTTGAAACCAACTGAGATTCGAGAACAGGCAACCATTGCCGCTGACAGTGAAGAAATTGGCAGTGATCGTCAGGCCGCTGGTCGTTGGGTTCGCAATGCGGGCGCGCTGTGAAAGCGCGGAGGGAGCGCAAACGCCGACAAGGTGTGCGGCATTCTTGGCCCAGGTAAACGATGTGATGCGGGCCGAACCGCTGGCCGCGCCATTGCCGATCAGCACAAGAACGTCGTTGTATCCGCTGCGCAGTAGCGCGTAGCCGGCGGCCAGTGTGGCGACCGGGCCATGTCCGCCAGGCGTAGTTGCTGGCGTTTGGCCGTCGTTGGTGTCAAGGCCATTGGCGGGATCCAGATAGAATACGTTGCCAGTCGTAGCAGCCAGCCCAGCTTGCGCAAGCGCGGCATTAATGGCGGCAACGGTCAGGTTGGTGAAAGCGCCAAGAGGCGTAGTGAGTGGCAGAGGCATGTGCTTTTCCTTCTACTGCTTAGGGCCTGGGCGACGAGACTGCAGATTCAGCTGCGCCGTGATCCATTAGCCCTACGAAATCGCTATTCCATCGAAACTGGTTGCTTCCCACTGCGCATTGGCCGCAACGAGCCAGACAACGGCATAGTCGAAATGATTGCTTCCGTCTTCGGTGTACGTCTTTGTTGATGCTGTGACAGCGGAACCGTGGCCAGGAGCAACGCCAGTGATTAGCATCACAACCAGCGTCTTACCGTCATCGGCCAAAACAGGATTGGCAATCGCCGAAAGTCCCGCTTGGCCGCCTGGATTCTGAATCATGTACGTAAAGCGCGTCGCCGGAACTGGTATGGGATCGCCAGCAGAGAAATGCGCAATGACTGGCAGTATGGATAGAGAGGCAATGGCTTCTTTGATCAAGTTAGCTGTCTCCAGTGTGAAGCATCCGAAGTTTTTGATACCGAGAGGGTTAGGGTCCAAGCCCATGTAAATGCGCTATTTCCCAAGGATTCGATTCGCTTTCGCTTTGATTTGGGCCGCGCTCGAGCTAGACAGCTTTCCTTTGGCTACCATCTGCGTAGCGCGTGCTTTCGCGTTCGCAGCGTGGGCGCGATCCGGCATCGGATAGGCGCGGCGCCCAGGCAACCCGAAAGTGCTCTTTGGCAGTGCGTTCCTGCGTGCTGCATTCAGTTCGGCCATGTCAATACAACCCCATTCTCTGCCGCATGAAGCTCTGCTGCGGGTTGGCCGTCATGCGGCCGGACATCCACGGCGGCATGGCTGTGGGCGGCATCATCCCAGGGCGAACAGGCATGGCCGTTATTCCTGGCGGGACCATGCCGGGCCCTTCGGGCGCGATCTGGGGCGGCAGCATGCGTGGATCAATGGGAGGACCGCCGAATCCAGGCCGAACAGGCATAGTTGTTGGCCCGCCGGTGAATTGTGGCGGTAGCGGGCCACTGGGACGTACTGGCATCGTGGTTGGCCCCGCAGGCAAGCCCATACGTTGCGCTATGAAGTTTGGCGCTGGATTGCCGCCAAGTCGCTGAATTGCTGCTGAAAGGATTGGGTTTAGCATTGATTCATCCCCATGCTGAAAGTCGTTTGCGTGGGCCCGAAGACCTTGAAACCGGTTTTGGTGCAATCGGCATAGCGAATGTTAGCGCCAGCGCGTCCGCATCGTCCGGGCTGGCCTCGCCGCGTTCCTGAATGCTTTGCTTGGACTCAATCACCGTCTTACCGCTTGTGTTGATGTGATAGCCAGGTAGGCCAAGCTGATGCGCCAAGTTCTCGTCTTTTGGGAGCGCGCCGAGCAAGAGCCAATCTTTCGTTTTCCCCCACATAAACGCCCGCATGTTGGCGAAATGGTGATCAGGCGAGGCTGCGCCAAAGTTGATTTCGAAGACATTTGTAAAGCCCATGGCTTGCAGTCGCACGGCAATTGCGGCGCCATAGGCGGCGTCAATGAACATGGCAGCGATGACATGGCCTGGCCGACGATCCCGCAAGAGCTCCGCACAGATCCCAACGCGCTGCGAGCGATCAGGATCATGCTCGCCAGGTATCCTCATTGGCTTCATATCGGCCGGATTGCCATCCAGTCCGCGGCGAAACCGGATCACATTCCACGCTTTGCCTCCGCCGCTAACATCGAAGCCGGCAATAAGCGGCTCGTCTGGCAGTGCCACGCCAACGCGCCCGCAGGCTGCATCAATTCGGGCCTTGTCGATGTATTGCAGCTCCGATGCTGAAGGAGGCAAGCCAAGGACACGTACTTTGACCCAATCCGACTCCATGCCGTAGTCGGCAATCCATTGCTCAAGCAGGGACTTGTTCGTGAATCGGCTTGTTCTGGCATCTACCCTACGATGGTTCCAACGATGTTTCTGATCGCCAAAGCAAATTCGATAAAAAGCTCCAGTATTTCTGACAGGCTGTCCCCAAACAAAGAACATAGGCTCGCCATCGGTTAGGCCGCCCTCTGCCGTTTCATAGATTTTGTCGGGGACTTCGCTGGCTTCATCGAACAGATACCAAGATGTTGAGGTTTTCGCGTGCTGGCCGGCAAATGACTGTGCGTTTTCCTCTTTGCACGTTTGCGCTACGACTTTCCAGGTATGCGGATACTGCTTGTGATGGATGCCGCGTGCCTGTAGATCGAACCAATGGCCGGTAATGCAGAGCTTTGTCCACCAACGGATTGCGGCCCAGGTACGGGACTCGAGCTGGACGAAGGTACCGGCTGTGACGGTGCCGATTGAGTGAGGCCGTGTAGAAAGAATCCAGTCGGCAATCCAAGCACCCATGGCCGACTTGCCTGTACCGTGGCCGCTGGTTTCCGACATGCGCACTGGCATAACTGGCGTATGACCATCGAAGCCGCGCGCCAGCACTTCTTTGCCAAGTTCACGCAGAAATTCTTGCTGATTCTCATCGGGTCCGGCTTCGTGCTCGAGTGGCGTGCCAGGCTCGCCCCAGGGATAGGCAATCTTGACGAATTCAAGCGGATCATGGTGACATTCGGCAACGAGGTCCGCAATTTCGAGATCAATCGCTTGTGCTGCCATTCTTCCGTTTGCGCGCCAATGCTAGGCGGCTGACAAGTTCCTCGCTTACTGAATGCTCGTGCTTCTCGACTAGCTTGCCATAACCGCGCTCTGCTAATTCCTTGAAAGTG